TAAATTGTTATATACACCAGTAGTTATATTTTCCCGAATAGTAGCAGTCATAATTTCAGACATTTTGGAGAATGATTCGGTCAACGACGCAACCATGGTGGGCGTGTATAACTGAAAAATTTGTCTATAGGGTTTTACTATTTCTTCCTGCAGCTGATGTATACGAGAAGACAATGAGTCAGGTGGAAGAATAATTTGGGAATATCCAGAATAAGCACGCTTAATTTGATTTAAAGAATTTTGCAAGTTTTGTAGTTCTGGATTTAAGAAAGGGTTATTTTTTTGATCGTTTTTCATAGAAACCTCCTTGGTAAATATTCAGGCATGGCAGTGCCCTGTAAAACAAGGATAGGAGAACGAATATGAAAAGTCAATGCTGTTTGCAACCGATTCAGACAACAAGGAATCAGCGTAATGGGGGGGTGAGAGAGTGAGGGTGAAAGACAAGGTCGATGAGACTATCGTGGCTGTATGTAATAGAATCCAGGAAAAAATTAAAGAAGATTCTTTTGATGAGGATAAAAACATTTCGCACATGG